CTCCACAAACTGGGCGGTCTTGGCTTCTGCGGTGGCGCGTGCGCCAGCGTGTTTCATGGCGGACTGGTTGCCCGCATTGCGTGCGAACGCCTGCCAGCAGTAACTGGCATCTGGCATGGGGCTCAAAAACGTCACCCGGAACTTGCCAGTGCTTGTGCGGGTGACGCTATGAACATTGAACCCAGCCCGAACCACCACCGTGGCCTCGTCACCAGAGCCACTGACACCAAAGCAGACCCAGGCTTTTGCAACCCCGGGGTGATCGGCGGTGATGCGGGTCTTGAGTTCAAGAGCCAGGCGCTGCGCCAATTCGGTGATGTGTTGGGCCAGGTTCATGAACGATCAGGCCAAAAGAGCTGCTCCTGCTCAAGGGCAGTCAGGGATTGCGCCGCATCAAAGCGCACCCGCTTGTCGACAGCGGCAAGCAGTGCAGCAATGCCTGTCTGGTCATCCAGAATGGCCGTTTGCAACTCTTTGAGCGTGTCGAAGGCCGCATCAGCACCACCCAGCAAGTCAGCCTTGAGAGCATCAAGCAAGGAGGTGATCTTGGAAGCCGAGAACGTGGTGGCCGTACCAGCCGCGTTGGCATCGTCAATGATGGTGACGCCCGCCAAAGTGGAAATCTGGCTGCGCAGCTCATTGATGGAACTGACCAGGTTGGTCTTGTCAGTGGTCGAGAGGTTGGCCAGCGTACCGACCTGACCGTAAATGGTCTTGAACTCGGCGGCAAGGCGTAGAACCAGGGATTCAAGGCGTGTTTGCAAACTCATGGGGAGAACTCCAAAAAAGGCAATAAAAAAGGCACCGAAGTGCCGTCAGGGATGAAGCGCCAAAACGCTCCGGTTAAACAGTCGCCCAGTGCGCCGCAGCCTTAGCGTTTGAGCCAGGGACTGCGGATCACGCGGCGACTGAATTTGGGCTGTCCAGAAGCACTGATGCCAGCGCGACTGGGATCAGTTGGGCTGGCATCAATGACATCTGTGGACAAATTTGATGAGGTGACATTCACCTCGGGGTCGGGTGGCCGCGCCAGCCCGAGTTGTTTTTCCAATTCGCGCCAGTGGCGCTCCTCAAAGCGGTCCAGTCCGACACTCGATGCAGCAGCCCGGGCGTACACATAGCAGTCCAAGGCCTCATTGCGCTCGCGCATCTTTTGCCACTCACGGTGTGCAAAGCCATTTCGGTCGTGCCGGGTGATCAAACTCTCGGCGCACAACTGCTGCACATATTCGGCGTCCACTTTGGGTAAATGAACAAATCCGGCTGGGTAAAGTGGCGTGCTGCCGTCCGAGCCCACATCAGCCACTTTGCGCAGGTTGTTGTAAAGCTCCATCTTGGCCATGCCCACCGCCACCGAATACAGCTTGATGCCTCGGCGCAGCTTCTTTCCACCCTGTGTTACATCAACCGCCGTAGGCGTGCCAATCAACGCCGCGCCACCCATCGCCCCACTGCGCACCCCTTTGACTGGCATCAGACGCGGGTCATGGCAGCTGCGGGCGAACGCATAGGTCTCCTGAGTTGCAAAGCCGGTGTCCAGCGCCAGCCTGGTCAACGGCATCAACACACCACTGGCGTGCGTCCAGCGCTCGGCCAGCAACTCTGACAACCTTTTCCAGACGGCATCGCGGGCGGTATCGCCCATCAGCACGCGGTGCTCTACCAGCCAGGACTCCTTACCCCGACCAAATGCCCAGATCGACACCTCGATCCGGTCTTTCTGCACGTCGGCACCGGCCACCAACAGCAAGCCACCCAGTGCAACGCTGCCGATTCGGTAATCTTCGCGGCGCTCAATCAGGCGCTGCCAATCCGGTGCTTCGCCTTCTTCGAGCCAGGTTTCGCCCAGTTCGGTGTTTTTGAAGGTCTTGATCGCAGCAGCGGAACCGGACTCCTTGCTGACCGCGCTCTCCCAAGCCGCTGCCACATCGCGCCAGCTACGCCAGCCGACCGGGCTGTACAGGCTGGAGAGGTGAAAACCGGCTGTCTTTTTGCGACCTTTGCTGCTCTTTGCAGACTCTTGCGCGATCATGCTGCGCCATTGGCCCAGCTCCAGCATGCGCGTCTTGTGGTGCTCGGCAATCGGTTGCTCACAGGACTCGCACACGTAAGCGGCGGTCTCGGGTTTGGCTTTTTCCCAGCGCAGATTCTCAAAACGCAGCCACTGGCGGTGGTCGCAGTGCGGACAGGGCACAAAGTAGCGCCGCTGGTCACTTGCCTCGTATTCGCGCTCAATGGCCGACACACCCGAGATGGTCGGGGTCGACACAATGAAAATCTTGCGCCGGGTGAAGGTGCGCGTGCGGGCTTCGGCCAGCGAAATCGCATCACCTTCGCCTTCAACGTCCAGCGGATAACCGTCCACCTCGTCGAGGAACAAATAGCGCACCGGCATCGAGCGCAAGCCCACCGCGCTATTGGCACCGGTCATCACCAGCACGCCACCCCTGAATTCCTTGGCCAGGATGGTGTTTCCGGAGTCGCGTGATCTGGCAGGTGATATCAATTCACGCAGCGCAGCGGACTCCTCAATCAACGGGTCAATGCGCTGCTTGGAGTTGCGCTTGGCCATGTCCACCGTCGGCCAGACCGCCATCATGGGCCCGGGCGCATGGTGGATCACGTAGCCAATCCAGTTGCTGCCCATTTCAGTCGCACCCAGTTGCGCAGCCTTCATGAACACCACCCGCTCCACCGGCGACGATGGTGAGAGGCAATCCATGATTTCCTTCAGGTACGGCGTGCGACTGGTGCGCCAGCGCCCGGGCTCAGCAGAAGCTTTGCTGGAGAGCATGCGGTGCTGATCTGACCACTCGGACACAGACAGCAGCGGGTCTGGAGTCAGACCATCGCGCCAGGCTCGCTCAATTTCTGCTGCGCCGTCGTAATGATCCGTATCGAGTTCAGTATTCATTAGTCCACGCTGGCCTGTAAATTACCCAATTCCTGCAAGTGCTCGCGCACCGCGTTCTCCAGCGCCACATGCATGGTGTGCGCATCCAATTCCAATTTGGCTGCCATCTGGGCAGAAACCCGTGCGGGCCAGTTCAGCCAGGCATCGCGTTCACTTCGGGCCAGCTTGAACACATGGGCAATGGCCTGCGGCCGATCAATGAGTTCGCCCTTGAGCCTGGCCAGACGCACCTTGTTGGTCTGCGCCTTGACCACCTCGTTGACGGTACGGGCTTGAAGCAGCGAGGTTCCACCAGCGCCGCCTGCACCACCACCGCCAGAACCAGTGTTGGTTGCAGCGCCCGCACCAACTCTGTCACCACCACCCTCGCCATCGACCTCCGGCACTTTGACCTTGACGGCGGGTCGTTGCGTGCCGGTCTTGGGCGAGCTGGTGTTGCGTTCCCACTGGGCATCGGCCTGATCAGGATCAATCGTGCCGTCGGAGAGCGCATTGATGCGGCCGCTACGGATGGCCTTGTGTACAGCGGTGTCGGTGACCCCGCGATGACGGGCGTAGGCGCGAATCGATAGTCCCATGGGTGTGTTTTGTTCTTTTCATCTCAAAAGTGATGCATCAGGTGCGTCCGGCAGAGATGCAAACTTGCATCTCTGGTGGGGTGTTGGTTTGAAGCCAATCAAAGAAAAAAATGATTCAAAAAAAGATGCAAATTGACTTGGCTTCTCAAGCACACAGCGTCTTACTACAAGCATCGCAACCAACCAAACGGAGTTTGAAATGAAAAGCACCATCGACCAGATTTTTGCCCTGATTGCTGAAAAGCACCTCTTTATCGAGACCCTGGAAACACGCAACTCAGACAGCCTTGACTTCCATGACGTGTCAGTCTGGGGTGTGCGCAGCGCCCTGGAAGCAGCCTTTAAAGCCGGGGTTGAGTTGGGTGCATCCATGCCAAAGCCGACTGAGTCGGAGATTGGCAACACATAAACAAATCACGACAAGCCAAGCAGAAAAAGCTTGGCTTGTCTTGCAAACAGCGCGTTCATCACATCGTCTTAATAACCACCACGAAGGAGCCTCAAATGAGCACCATTTCATTGACCGCCACCCAGCAAAGCATGCTGGCCCATGCCATCCATCACACCGATGGCCGCATTGACTGGTTTCCAGAAAACATCAAAGGCGGCGCACGCCAGAAAGTGTTGCAAGGACTTTTCAATCGCGCCTTGATCACGCCACATGGGTCAGACTGGCTGGTCGCCGCCGAGGGCTACGACGCGCTGGGCTGCGCCAGACCCACTGCTTGCAGCATCACACCAGACCCAGAACTTGACGCAGCCGTGGCGCAGGCTGAGGCAACGTGGGCGCAAGGTGTGGATACCAACGAGTCAGCGTCAGCAGCTCAAGCCGAATCAGGCGAAGTCGCAATCGAAACCGAAACACAAGTCGACCAGCACGACAACGTCACAGGCTGCGACGAACGCCTGGCTGGCACTGATGCACCAGCAACTGAAATCGACGCGACACAGGGCCAGCCCTTGCCAGCGGCAGCGCCAGCCGAACAGCCCATTACGAAGGCCATCCGCACCCGCGAACACAGCAAGCAGGCAACCATCATCGGTATGCTTCAGCGCGCCGAGGGTGCCACCATCGCCCAGATCTGCGAGGCAACCGGCTGGCAAGCCCACACCGTGCGCGGCACCTTTGCCGGAGCATTTAAAAAGAAGCTGGGGCTCATCATTACATCGGCCAAGCCCCAGGGTGGCGAGCGCAGCTACCGCGTTGTGGCATCGACAGATGAATTGCTGGCTTGATTGGATGTATGGACTGGGTGCGCAAATTTGCGCACCCAGATTGATTCAAAAAAATGATGCGAATTGACTTGGCTTCTCAAGCGAACAGCGTCTTCATAGAGGTGTCGCGATTGACGACGAACCTTTAGGAAAAACGCAATGACCACCATGACCATCACCATCGAGCGCACACCGCGCACCGTCCAACTTGGCACCGCCACCCTCCAAACCGAGGAGTTGAGTGTCTCCTTGCCCTTTGCCCGCAAGCCTTGCGACCTGAGCGAACTCGGCGGCGGGACACCTTCCAAAGTGCTGGTCACCGAAACCCGCGAGATGACCACCACAGAATTTGACGAGTTTGCCGCCAACCTGCTGCGTTCACGCCCCTGGCTCAACGGTCGGGGTGGCACCACACGCGAGGGCACCTTGTGCGTCGAGGTCTGCGCACCGGGTCGCCCCTACCTTTACATCAACCCCGAAGGCGGCGATTACGCCCGGTACGTGGCGCGTCTCGGATAAGAAAATTGATTGAAAAAGAAGCCAAATTAACTTGGCTTCTCAACAAAGAAGCGCGTTACTACGGGTGTCAGCAAAACGAACCCGCAGCAAAAACATGAACAACCTCAGCGCCAAAGAAGTCAAAAGCCTGATGCGCCAGCATCGCAAAACTATTCGGGGACTTGCCCAACAGTGGAATCTAACCCTCAAGCGCGTGCGCCACGTTCGCACCAACGGGGTGTCGGGCGAAACCTTTGTGCGCGACTGGCTCGAAATCCTCAGCGCCCCACAGCCCATCCAATCAGTCCAAAGGACTCTTTGATGAACACAAGTCTGAATCAACCAGCCCAGCAAGGTGACACCGTCGCCTATTACCAAGCACATGGCCTTCGCCGAATCGGTGTTGTCCAGGAATTGCGCGACGGCAAAGTGCTTGTTCAACTGGTTGCAGGCGAGACAGTTTTGGTGGACGACATCGAACTGTATTTGATTGAAGAATCAAGAAAATGATGCACCTTTGACTTGGCTTTCGCTGCAAACAGCGCGTTACTACGGGTGTCGCAACAACCACCCCGAAAGTACAAGCATCATGAGCCAAGTCACCGTCAAACGCATCTCCACCACCGAAGAACTTGCCTCCCAACGCACTGTTGGCTACCAAATCTTTGTCAACGACGAGTATTTGCTGACCTGTACCGATGTTTGCGATGCGATGGACTTTAAGGAAAAGCTTGAAAAGCAGCCGCACGATTGGGTCCAAATTACATCTCACTCTGATTGGGACAAGGCAAAAACCTGACACCAGCGGGCCAGCAAACCGGCCCGTCAAATAGATTCAAAAATGATCTGAATTGACTTGGCTTCTGAATCAAACAGCGCGTTACTAGAGGCATCGCAACAAACCAAACGGAAGAACGACATGACCAACGCAACACAAACCCTCGCCACCCAGAACGAGTCCTGGGGCTTTTGGGGAACTATGAACGAGCACGCCACCGCCGCCTGGCCCATCGCATCCACCGCGATTGCAGCAGCCACAGGGTGCGAACCTGAACAAGTCAGAGCTTTCCTGGACAGCCGCCACGGACGCCACTTTGCAGACGATGTCCAAAACGGACTCTTTGTGGGTTGCAGCCTCAAGGACGCGATTGACAAAGCCACTGCCAAATGGATAGGCTGGACGATTGGGCGCATCACCGCCAAGGAAACTGGCATCCCTCGCGGCATGGCTTACTTGACCGGGTTTGTGGTGCAAGCTGCCATCGACGACGAACTGTTTGCTTGACGCACACGCCAGGCCTCGAACGCGCGGCGCAGCAGGTAGCTGCGCACCAGCGACACACCCGTAAAGATCAAACCGATCATCAGGTTCTGCGACAAGGTCGCATGCAGTCCAAACAGCGGGAACACCAAATACTGAGTGGCCACCGCCACGATGTAGCCCACCAGCACGTTGGCCACCGACTCCACCAGGGACATCCAGCGCGACTGCATCATGATTCACCCTGGCCTTCCTGGCCATCGTCACCCGCAGTACCCACGACCACTCCAGCCAAATCGTTGAATCCAACGCCATCGCACTCGCGAGTGGCAAGTTTTCCGGTCCAGTCTTGCCAGCGCCGAACAATCACGTCGACATACTTCGGATCGAGTTCCATCAGGCGCGCCGTGCGGCCTGACTTCTCAGCGGCGATCAGGGTGGTGCCGGATCCGCCAAAGGGGTCAAGCACCACGTCGACGGGTTTGCTGGAGTTACGAATCGCACGCTCCACCAACTCGACTGGCTTCATGGTCGGGTGCAAATCGTTCTTGTGAGGCTTCTTGATCTGCCACACATCACTCTGGTCACGGTCGCCGCACCAGTGGCGCTTACCGCCCTCGGGCCAGCCGTACAGAATTGGTTCGTACTGGCGCTGGTAGTCAGAACGCCCCATGGTGAAGGTGTTCTTGGCCCAGATAATGAAAGTCGACCACTTGCCACCGGCCTCGCGAAACGCTGCTTGCAGGACATCCAGTTCACTTGACGACATGGCCACGTAGACCGCGCCCGTGCAGTTGGCCATGATGGGTGTGAGTGCCGCCAGCAGGAAGTCGTAAAAGCCGTCGCCCAGGTTGTCGTTGAGGATGGCCCTGTCTTTGCCGCGCATCTTGTCCTTGGCGCTGTTGGCATAGTTGACGTTGTACGGCGGGTCGGTGACCGTCATGTCCACCTCATTGCCTTGCAGCAGCACCTCATAACTCTTGGCATCGGTGGCATCGCCACACAGCACACGGTGGCCACCAAGCAGCCACACGTCGCCAGGGCGCGTGATAACTGCATCTTGCGACTCGGGTACCTCATCGTCACCGGTTTGGCCTGTGTCGCCTTCGTCGCCCTCGAACAGGTCGGCCAGCGCGTCGGCATCAAAGCCGGTGAGCGACAAATCGAAATCGTCATCGCGCAGGGCATCGAGTTCCACCCGCAGCATCGCATCGTCCCAGCCTGCGTTTTCAGCAATGCGGTTGTCCGCAATGATCAGGGCGCGGCGCTGGGTGGGTGTCAGATGGTCGAGCACGACCACCGGCACGACTTCCAACCCTAGCTTTTGCGCTGCGGTCAGCCGACCGTGCCCGGCCACGATGATGCCGTCGCTGCCAGCCAAGATCGGATTCGTAAAGCCGAACTCCACGATGGACGCAGCGATTTGCGCCACTTGCTCTTCCGAATGGGTGCGGGCATTTCTGGCGTAGGGCAGCAGTTTGCCGGTTGGCCACTGCTCGATTTTGTTGGCCAGCCAGGATGCACTCATGGATTTACCTCTGCGGATTCAATTGATTGGGTTGCTGGCGCGTGTCGCTCTGCGGCGACTGCCTTGAAAGTCTGGCCGGTCGCTGCGAGCGTCACCGGCACATCGGGGAAGTTTTGTTGGAAGCGAATGACGGCCACGTCCACGTACTGCGGCGCGATCTCCACCAGTCGGCACTGGCGACCACTGCGCTGCGCGGCCAGCATCGTCGTGCCACTGCCGCAAAAGGGCTCGAACACAATGTCACCGCTGTCCGAATAGGCTTCCATCACGAACTGGGGCAGTGCCACCGGAAACACGGCCGGGTGATCGATGTCCTGCCCGATCTTGCCCTTGTGGCGCATGATGCGAATCACCGAGTCAGCAATTTTGGTGTCTTGGGTGAGCGTGCCAACGTGGTTCCACGAGGTTTTGCTGCCATCTTTGTTGCGCATGCCACCGGCGCTGGTGCCGTCACCGCGCAGATGGGTGTCGCGCCCAGCGTAGATACAGGGCACGTTTTTATTGGGCCTGCGCACCCCGGAGTCCTTGCGATTGAAGTGAAACACGAACTCGAACGCTGGCGCGAAGCGACCGCTCCAGTCTCCCGGCAGACCTGGGCCCTGGTCCCAAACGTACCAGCCAAAACGCCGCCAACCCTGCTGGCGCATCCAGGACAGCCAGCCATCCCAGTACGGGACAACTTCCTGCTCGCGGTGGATCAGCCCAAGGTTGACCAGCACCTGACCGGTGGCTGCCATGGGCAGGTTCGCAAAGACGCTGCGCATCAGCGCGTCCCAATCAACAATGGTGTCGGTGTAATCACGCTGGGTACCGTAGGGCGGCGAGGTGAAGCACAGCGCAGCCTTTTCAGACTGCATCAAAGCGGCGACCACAGCCGGGTCACCGGCATCACCACAGATCAGACGGTGCGCACCGAGCAACCAGACATCGCCGGTTCGGGATACCGGGTTGACCGGTGCGTCTGGTACCTCGTCACCTGCGTCTGGGGCATCGTCGGAATCATCATCGTCCGCCTGATCTTCACCGGTTTCACCATCGATGTGCTCGGCCATCATGGCTTCGATCTCAGCATCTTCAAAGCCGGTCAGGGCCAGGTCGTAACCTGACTCACACAGCTCGGTGAGTTCGAGGGCAAGCATCTCTTCGTCCCATCCGGCATCAAGTGACAAGCGGTTGTCGGCGATCACGTAGGCGCGCTTCTGGGTGGGCGACAGGTGCCCCAGTTCAATGACCGGAACTTCCGTCAGGCCCAACTTGCGGGCAGCAGCCAGTCGACCGTGCCCGGCGATCACGCCGCTGACACCGTCGACCAGCACCGGGTTGGTCCAGCCAAACTCAACGATGCTGGCGGCGATCTTGGCCACCTGTTCTTCGCTGTGGGTGCGAGGGTTGCGGGCAAACGGGATCAGCGCGTCAACCTTGCGGTACTCAACGTTGAGGGGATTCAAGGGCTTCGAGC